CGGTGGTAACCGACCATCTCCATCAACTGCTGGTGGATCTAGTGGACATAGACGCGCAGGGGGTGGTGGCGGTGCTGCAGGATGCTCACAAGGTACCGGAGGTGGCGGTGCAGGTGGGGGTGGTCGCGGCAACGCAGGTAATCCTGGTAATCCTGGTGGTACTGGCGGAACTGCAAATCCCTCAACTTTTAATTCTATTTCAGTAACTCCTGGTTCATCGTATCCTATATCGGTTGCTTCTCCAGGAGGTCAAGTTGTTATTTCATGGAACCCACAGTAACTATGAGTAAAGAGCTTGAAAAACGCATGCGTGAACTTGAAGAACGCATGGCTATGGATAACAGAGAAGGTGATCTTAGTCGTGCAAGATCAGTGACAGTTGGGACCGCTTTTGGCGGTACTAGCGAAATTATGATGCGTGGCAACAATGGGTATATGTGGTGTGTGTTACAGCCCGTTGAGGTCGTTGAATTAATTAATCAACTGGCAGCGAATGTTGGTCTTGATATTAATATGCGCCCCCGCCAAGATTTTGCAGCTTGGAGAAATTGGCGAGTGCTACCAGAAGAGAAGCAAAGATTAAATGGGCATCCGCCTTTTGTTAATGACATGGAGCCATTTAACAGGGTTGGCATGGAAGGTATGGACCCTGAGCTTGATAAACTTCTTCAGGAAGGCTCTCAGATTTTAGAATTTGGTGGCGGCGAAGGTGGTCGCTCTCCCCGTGAAGATAGGAGTAATAAAAATGTTATGGCAACTGAAAAACCTAAAAACCGGCGCAGCCTTAAACGAACCGCAAAAGCTTCCTGAAAACTGGGGGCCAGTTTTTGGTATGTCCGGCATTATTGACCGGATTGGTAATCTTTCTTGGCTTGGCCCAGATTACGAAGGTCAGGGTTGGGTTGTAGTTGGTGAAGCTCCTGCTGAACCCGCACAGTCTACTAAGGCTGAACTTGAGTGGGAACGCGCTAAAAAGATGCTTGCCGAATCAGACTGGTCAATGCTTCCTGATGTGCCGATGACCAAAGGACAGAAAGCCGCTTGGATTGAATACCGTAAAGGGCTTCGTGAAGTTCGTTTACAAGCTGGCTTTCCTGACAATATCGTGTGGCCTGCTAAACCTGAGTGAACAAGTATCTCATCAGGTTTAATAAGTCACGTGGGCAACCGGGGCGAGGTTCAGTAGATCATGTCTGGCGGGTCTTTGAAAACGACCGTGAGTTTCTTGCCAAGCATGTGCGTATTGAAGTGCCGTCCTGGAGTGAAGCATCTGGACCTGATTGGAACATTGCATGTCATGGACAGATGTTGTGGTTTGATGACACGGATACAGCAGTGATTATAGGAGAGAAAATTGGCAAGACCTGAATCGCAGATTGTTGCAATTAGTAATGTATTTTCTCGATTAATGCATTTTGCTAAAAAAGGCGATGTTGAGGTTGGACATTCCCACACCTATGATCATGCAACACTTTTAAGTTCTGGTTCTGTCCTATACGAAGTGCTTGATGGGAAAGATGGCAGCACAATAGCGTCAAAAGAGTTTAAGGCTCCTGGGTACATATTTGTAGAAAAAGACAAATTTCATCGCATTACTGCCCTAGAGGACAATACGGTGTGTGCTTGTATTCATGCGCTTCGCACAATAGACGAAGACATTATTCCTCCGGACACGTTAATTGACCCTTTATATTCCACTGATAAAGGGGAGACTCGTAGGCTTGTAAGAGAAAAAACCGGGCAAGATTGGATGCCTATTGTTCATGTTAACCACAAACAAGCAGCTTAGGCACACCATGAACTTTTGGGCATTTACTTTTTTAACTCTGCTGATATCGTGTATTGCGTTGTCACTATTTGTATGGAGTTAATAAATGTCCAAGTTGCCGGATCCCACCGACCCCTCGCAGGTCGCCCGTTCCGCTTTAGGTGGGATAAAAGAGGCTATCAAGGTCGGGCGGGAAATCAAAGATACAGCCAAGGAGGTCAATGCCTTCCTGGACGAAGAAGCAAAAGCCAGGGTTGCCTGGAAGAAAAAGCAGCAACAGATCCAGCGCCGAGGCGATTTGATCTGGATGGAAGCCAAGGATGAGTATCGGATCATCCGAAACCTTCGGGATGCCGAAGAGAACATGTACAAAGAAGTTGAGCAGGAATACGGTAGGTCGGCAGTAAGTGAAGTAAAGGCTTTGATTGCACGGTTGCGCCGTGACCATCGGGAGCTAAATGACGAGTACTACCGCAAACAAAAAGAGTCGCGCCGGGAGTGGGGAATCCTTCTGGTGCTGTCAATCCTTATTTATGCGGTACTTAAGATGATGGGGGCCTGGTAATGCTTAGTCTAATTTCTACCCTTGGTGGGCTGCTGCTTTCGGGCCTGCCTAAACTGCTGGATTACTTCCAGAACAAAGCCGACCAATCCCATGAATTGCGTATGGCTGAGAAGCAAACCGAGCGGGAACTAGCGCTGGCTGCTCAAGGTTTCATGGCCCAGCAACGGGTTGAAGAGATCCGCACCGACCAGATTGCCATGCAGACAGACGCCCAGATGACCGAGGCAGCTCTGAAGCATGACGAGAAGATTCTGGAGAAGGCGAGCCGCTGGGTGGTGAACTATGTCGGTACGGTGCGCCCCACAGTTACTTATTTGTTTATCTTTGAGCTGCTGGCTATCAACGCTGCTATTACCTACTACGTGTTCCAACACCCTAACCTTGTGAACAACATTGACGATCTAGTTAAAGTCACTTCGATAATTTTTTCGGATGACGAGATGGCAATGCTGGGGGGCATCGTGGGTTTCTGGTTCGGCTCCCGTCAGTGGAAAAAATAGCATATGGATATACAGACCATTCAACACGGTGGGTATTTCTATGCAGTGATTGATGATTTTTATTCTGACGAAGAGTTGACAAAAATTATGTCAGAAATTGATCGGTTAAAAAATGAACTAAATTTTGATGAAGATACAGCTACAGCGACTAATTTTATTGGGGACAAATTAAAAACTGGAAAAGGTATTTGGCTTGATCGTGTTTATTCTAATAACCGAGAAGAATCAGAAATTTTAAAGCACGGTAGAAAACTTTTTAATTACGAAATGGTTACCTATTTAGCTTCAGCTAATGTTTCGTATAAGCATATTTTAAAGTCTACAAGTGACGCTACGCTATTAAACATTTATGAAAACGGGATGGAATATAAGCCCCACACAGACAAAAGCGCATTAACAGCAATATGGTTTTTTAAGTCTGGGGACATGGTTGGTGGAGATTTATTTTTTCCAGAACCGAATACTAGAGTTAAGTTTAAACATAACCGATTAGTAATTTTCCCCGGTTGCATGATTCACGCAGCAGAGCCATCTTTGTCGTGCAATGGCGGATACAGGGTTTCAATAGCCAAATTTTTAAACTACAGATGAATCTAAAACCCGAAGTCCTTAAGATGATCAAGCACCACGAGGGGGTGAGGAACAAACCTTACCTCTGCCCGGCGCAAATTTGGACTGTGGGCGTAGGCCACGTGCTTTATCAGGAACAGATCCGGTTACCTATGATTCGTAAAGAGGGCTACACCGGACAGATCCGGAAAGAGTTCAAGCTGCAAGGAGGTGATAACCGTGTTTGGTACCCGAATGAAATCGACGACCTTTTGGCTAAAGATCTTGCGGGCTTTACCAGGGGTGTGGATCGTCTCGTTAATGGCAGGGCTACTGATGGGCAGTTTGGAGCGTTGGTCAGCTTTGCGTTTAATGCTGGGCTAGGCAATTTACAGCGGTCCTCAATCCGTCAGCGCCACCTGCGGGGGGACTATGAAGGGGCTGCAGAAGCCTTTATGATGTGGACTAAAGCCGGGGGCCGCGAACTTCCGGGGTTGGTTAAACGGCGCAAAGACGAACGCGCACTCTATTTGAGCTGACCATGGCCTTTATAAAATTACAGTTTCGACCGGGCGTTAACAGGGATCAGACCAACTACACCAACGAGGGGGGCTGGTTTGCCTGCGACAAAATCCGGTTCCGCTCTGGCTACCCCCAAAAGTTGGGTGGCTGGCTTGCCACTACGACTCAGACTTTCCTTGGTGTTTGCCGCCAGATGTTTGGCTGGTTTACCAGCTATAGCGACGATTTCTTAGCTCTTGGCACTAGCAAAAAGGTTTACATTGAAGCAGGTGCAATCTATTACGACATCACGCCTTTGCGGGCTACAACTGCTGCTGGGGATGTGACTTTCGCTGCTGATACCGTTGCTCCTTT